CATCGCTCGAATAGCGTTTAATGAATTTTTAATATCATCTACAACGGAATTCGCACGGTTAATAATAAAGGTCAACGGCTCTACCATATAACCTGTCATACTTGATAGAATTGTTTGGGTGCATTCCGTAAAATTTTGGTATGTATAATCAGTAGCACTTATACCTTCTGGATGTGTTATAAATCCTGCGAATGGTAAAATATTAATTTTACATCGTTGGTTCGGCCAATCGTCAATAATAGGTTGAGCGTGTATTTTAACATAACAATATGAAATAAGAATGAATAAAATAATAGTTATCATTATCTTGTTCACAATCAGGAAATCTTAAAAAATCTGTTGATTTATATTCTAAACTTGTATATGTATATGGTTGTGTAAAATTTGTTAGATATAAATTTAAGTCTGTTAAACGATCGCAATTTATAAATGGATTAGAAGTTTGATCAACTTTTTGATAAATTTGATCATAAAATAATGTAGTCAATCCATAAATTAATGAAACATTTAATAAATAATTCTGAATATTAAGTGGTAATGAAATTCCAAGTTTTCCTATATTATTTTTTAAATTTAAAGAAAGTTCAGAATTTAAAAAAATTAAATCACTATTATCTTTAAAAAAACAATAACGAATTAAACATGATCCTTTATTAGGATTAATTATATCATAATCAATATCCCATCCATTTCCTTCTATTCCTATTTGTGTTTTATCAAGTTTTAATTGTTTAAAAATAGAGTCTTGAAAGTTTCGAATAATACAGTCTCCATAAAGAATATTTGATGTTCCTAATTGAGAAGTTTTTTTTGGATCTATATTTCCACTCCAAGAATTTGCAGAACAAGTATATGAACAATTATACGAGTCTTTATAATAAGGAAATCCTTCTGGACTAACACCTGTACAATTATTATTACCACTATCAGTTTGGGTAGTAGATATAATAGTGCTATCATAATGAAATGTATCTTTTGGGAATTGATAAGCACATTGTTTAGAATCTTTATAATAATCACAATCATTACAAACTTGACTTTTTGTATATGAACCTGATAATCCTTGTAATATATTTGGATTATCGAATTGAACAGCTTGATTTGATTTCCATCCTATTACAACAATAGGTAAATATGTTCCTACTAAAAAATTAGAATCAAGTGTAGATATAGACATTTATTTTAATTTAAAATAAATTAGTGTTTTTGATTTTTTTGATCTTTTTGATCTTTATAAGTTTGTGTTGATGTCCAATACATCCAAGCAAATGTTCCTAATATTAGTATAATAATAATAGCAACTCCCCATGTACGTACAAAATGATGTAGTTTATAATTATTATTATTACATATACCAACTAATCCTGATAATTGACCATTTTTTACAAGAGCTAGTTTAAAGTCAGTTGATTCTGTTGTAATAAATCTATAAGAATATTCAAGAAAATCTTTTGCTTTTCCTGTTTTTTTATTTCCATCTTTATCTATTATATTTACAATTTCTTCTTGATCTATAAATGTGTTTAATGGGATAATTGATAACATATCACATAATACATATCTTGCAAAATGTGGTGTTTTATAATTATTCCATGCATCATCATTTAAACTTGCCATAATAAGTTCATCATCATAATTTGCTGGTGCAGGATCATTTATGGTTCCTATACTTGGACATTTTATAAATTCTGTATTACTTCCTACTATATTTTTTTGAAGTGATCCAGGTGTGCACATAGAAAGATTAATACCTGTACCTGTTGTTAAATATTCTTCAGGTATATTATGAAGATTATTTTTGTCATAACTTAATATATCAGGTAAAGGATCAAATCCATATTTATTATATGAAATTAATTTAGTATTTAGTATATCTGCTATTTTTTTATTATATCCTCCATTTTGTCGGTTTTTTATAGAACTTATTACCATCTGTAATAAGTTTGCGCCACTTTTTGATTGACTTGTTAAACTTGTTAAATCATATATATATCTTAATGGTGGACTTTTTAATTGTAATTTTTTATTATCAAGATTAATACATTGATTACAGTTTTCTATATTATCATTAGGAATACACTCATTATCATCATTAAAAAAAGGAGGAGTCTTTTTAACATACATAAATGCTAAAATAACACATAAAATAACAATTAATACAACAGCAATAATAATTTTAAATGAACCAGTAGTAAGAGGTTTTGCAACACTATAACCTAAAGCTGCTATAATAAGAGCAATTCCTATTAAAAAGCCTGTTAATCCTTCGACAGAAGCTGTAGCTTTTTGATCAGCAGTTTGTGTAATATCATTTATAACATTTGCAACTTGATTATTGTCTAATACTTGTTGAGATAAAAAATCACTTGTTGAACCAAGATTAATATTTACATTATCTGCAATAATAGTAGAACGATCACATGTCCAACTTTGATTAATATTTGAAAATTGACTACAAGAAGTATTCATTGCATCTATAATTGTTGTTGAAGAATTTACAAACATATTTGCAGTATTATTTGCATCAGCATAACCTAATCCCATTGATCCAACTGTAGATGAAGCTTGTTGTAATAATTTTTGTTGAATATTATTCTGTACGTCACTTTTTTGAATAGCCTTACTTAATTGACTATTACTTTGCATAGTTTTTCCACTTTCATCAGCTGTATAATTTTTAGTAATAATAGTACAAGTATTATTTGTTATTTTTTGACTAATATTATTTGCTTGTTGTGTATTTGCAGTTGTTTGTTGACCTATATCATTTGTAACAGATGCTATTGCATTAGATACATTACTAGAATGACTAACACCCATTTAATTTAAATAATTATAATTAGATTTAGAAAAAATTTAAATCTAATTAAATGATATAAAATGGATATTGATGAAGATTTTGAAATTATTGATTTTGAAGTAAATTATATTGAAACTTTTATTCCAAAAAATAATTATATAAATGAATTAGAATTAGAATTAAATAAAGATAAATTAGATTTAAACGAAAATAATTTAGATTTAAATCAAGATAAATTAGGATTAAATAAAGATAAATTAAATTTAAATCAAGATAAATTAGAATTAAATAAAGATAAATTAGAATTAAGTGAATTAGAATTAAATAAATTAAATAAAGATAAATTAGAATTAAATCAATTAAATAAAGATAAATTAGAATTAAATCAATTAGAATTAAGTGAATTAGAAAATCAATTAAATGAATTAAGTGAATTGGAATTAAGTGAATTAGAAAATAGAATTGAAAATATTGAAATTAATATAAAACTTGATGATATTGATTTTAACATTGAAAAAAATGTATCAATAATAATTGATGATATTATAAAAAAATATAATAGTTTATTTGATTAATATTGGTTTAAAATGATATTTATTTAATAAAATAATATGAGCCGTACTGCAATTGGAATTGATTTAGGAACTACTTATAGTTGTGTAGGTGTTTTTCAAAACGGAAATGTTGATATTATCGCTAATGATCAAGGTAATCGTATCACCCCTTCATATGTTTCTTTTCAAGATGATGAAAGATTAATCGGAGATGGTGCTAAAAATGCAAGCACACAAAATCCTTTAAATACTGTTTATGAGATTAAACGTATGATTGGTCGTGAATATAATGATCCTGTTTTACAACGTGATTTAAAATTATTACCTTATACTGTTTTAAATGAAAAAGGTCGACCTAAAGTTAAAGTATCTTTTATGAATGAAGAAAAGACATTTTCACCAGAAGAAATTTCTGCAATGATTTTAACAAAAATGAAAGATATTGCTGAAAGTTATTTAGGTAAAAAAGTAACTGATGCTGTTATCACTGTTCCAGCTTATTTTAATGATTCACAACGTCAATCTACAAAAGATGCCGGTTTAATTGCTGGATTAAATGTTCTACGTGTTATTAATGAACCAACAGCTGCTGCCATTGCTTATGGTTTAGATAAAAAAGATGGAAAGTCTCGAAAGACTCTTATTTTTGATTTCGGAGGTAAAATTGCTGCTTCCTGTGGTGAAAGTCCACTGCTTGTTTGTTAAACAAGTAAATCTGGTTAATTGCTGGAAGTCCCTTAGAGCTTATGACACTACAACGTGGTTGGTAACGACGAGCGTGAATGTTTTAAAAAGATCATGAGATTGGGTAATCAGCAGCCAAGTACCTCTGTGAAGAGGTAAAGGTTCAACGACTAGATAGAGTAAGATACGGTTATGTTGTATATAAACGTACCAGAAATATCCACGAATGCCAGAGATAATTAGATGCTTAAATATTAAAATATAAATATAAATGGAAAAGGTAATTTCAAAAGAATTAGTAATAAGTTCAATCATCAATATAATAAATGAAAAAGAAGAAAATATTAATTATAAAACTATAACATATAAAATTTATAGTTCAAAATATTCTTCTGATAAAAAAGATATATGGCATATTTTTATTGATGATAAAGAATTAACTAGAAAAACAAATTACTTTTTTACATATAAATGTAAAATATGTTTATCTGAAAGCAAAATAAGTTCAATTCAGTTTCTAAGAAGATTTAAAAATGAAACTAATAGATGTGGTTTATGTAAGAATAAAGATGAGATAAAATGTAATAAACAGTCTGATTTTATGATTTTAAGAAACAGTCATAAAAACATACCAAAAATAAAGAAATCTCTACTAAGTTTTGAACAGAAAAAAGAAAATAGTATATTATTATTTAATGAAAAAGATGATTCTTTTAAAAAAGAATATTTTACCAGACATTTAACTAATTATGAATATGATAGAATATCAAAAAACATAATTAGTATTAATGATGGTAAATATACACAAATAAACAATTATGAATATTGTCCAATATACCAGACAAATAATCAAATGTTATTTACATCGATTCTTTATGATAAAAATAATAATGATATTATTAAGATAAACCACCCTATATTAAAATGTGATATTTGTAATAATTCTTGGAAAGCAAAAACATTAGAAAAGTTTAAGAATGATAATAAAATCTTATGCAAAAACTGTTCATTTGTCAATAAAATTTTTAACATAAGAATATATAAAAATAGTAATGATGAAACTATTTTATATCAATCTAAACTTGAACTTAAATTTATAATGTTATGTAATGAAAATAAATTAGCATTAGTATTAGATATTGATCATACAATTCTTCATGCAACACCATCAGTAGGACCACCAACAGCAGCTATATTAGAAGAAGGGATAATACATTTACCAATACAAGAGGATCCTCCTAATGCTAATGTCAAGCATCATCTTGTCAAACTACGACCACATATACATCAATTCTTAGCTGAAGCTACTAAGCTTTTCCAGATAACAATATATACAGCAGCTACTAGAAAGTATGCTGAGGCTGTTGTCAAGGTCTTAGATCCCAACGGCACCTACTTTTCTCATCGGATAGTTTCACGTAGTGATAACCCTAATGATGGTACTCTAGGTTTAGATAAATCATTACATAGGATATTTTTAGATGATTCCGGTATGGCTTTAATAATGGATGATCGAGAAGATGTATGGAGAGGACAACAAGGTCATCAGCTACTGTTAGTGAAACCGTTCATATATTTCCGGAATGGTGTTGAGGTCAACAATGCCGCTGGTCCAACAGGAGCGTTAAGTGGTCCTCGTCAATGGACCAATATGGAGCCTATTATTAAGCTGTCTGGTGATAGTCCTGGTAGTAGACTTATACTGCCACCGGATAAGCACGAAAACATCAACGCTTCTGATCATGATGATCAACTTATTCAAAGTCTCAAACACCTCAAGGAAATACACGCTAACTTCTTCGAGGTATTGAAAAAGAAGAAAACATTAGAATCATCATCATCATCGACTTCTGCTGCTGAAACTATAGT